ACTGAGATAGGGGCGGATATGCTTAAGCATAATCCAGATGTTGATCAGTTAATAGTGCAAAAAGATAACCAGATAAATAACTTTAAACTTAAAGATTATTGGGAGAAAATGTCAGAATGTTTTGATAGGTTTGTACAATTGTCTGAATCAGTTGAGGGACGCCTTCTATTAAACCCGTCAAGAGATGTTGAAGTAGATGGGGAAAAAGTTAGAGTCGAAGCTAGTGAAGGATATAACTTATCAAAAGAAGAAGTACATGAGTTATGTGATAAGAATTATCTTGAGGAAACTCACAGGATTGCAGATATAGAGTTTAAACACAGTCCTGTTTTTTATCCATCACCTCTAGATAAAAGTTGGGCCAAGAAACAGAGAAAGAAAATAAAGACAAGGCATCTTGTTTTGTGGTCTTTGTCTGGTTCTTCCGTCCATAAGGTGTATCCATGGACAGACAATGTAATTGCCGCTCTTTTGTTAAGGAGAAAAGACGTTTCTATAATCACGGTTGGAGATCATCTTTGCCAATTATTGGAAGTTGGTTGGGAAAAAGAAAAACGTGTAATTCTTAAGTCTGGAAAAATACCTATAGGAAAAACTCTCTCGCTATTACCACATTGTGATGTTGTGGTAGGGCCAGAGACAGGCGTCTTAAATGCGGCGAGTATGTTACCGAACCATAAATGTGTTTTCCTATCCCACTCGTCTAATGAGAATTTAACAAAACACTGGATAAATACTACTGCTTTTGAGCCGGAAGATTGTCCTTGCTTTCCCTGTCATAAACTGCATTTTGGATTCTCTACTTGTAACAGAGATGAAGAGAGCGGTGGTGCATTGTGCGCCGCTAATATTAAACCTGACAGAGTAGTAGACGATATAATGAGAAATCTAAAATGAGCACCTATATAGAATTATGTCAAGACATGGCGAGGGACGTAGGCATACCCGGAACAGGGCCGTCTACTGTTACGCCAACTCCTGAAGAGGAAAAGGATATTGTCAGATATATAAAGGATGCTGACCTAGATATACAACGCATGTGGTTTAACTGGGATTTTTTGTGGTCAGAGGCAACACTTACTCCAGTTGCGGGAGTTTCTACGCTAACGTCTCCAACTGATCTTGCTCAATGGAATACAGATTCTGTTGTTTATAATCCTACTGCTGAAGGTTGGCAACCATTGGCATTTGTGCCATGGCTACAATACAGGGAAGATTATAAATACGGCACTGTTGCTACTGGAACACCAGAATTTTTTAGTGTAAAGCCAGATAATGTAATGGATATTTATCCAACTCCTGATTCTACGACTGCTCTTACCTCAGAGTATTGGGCAACACCAACTGAATTATCAGCCGCCGCTGATGTATCTGTAATCCCAGTAAGATTTCACAGGATAATAATTGCTAGAGCTAAGATTTATTACGCAGAGCAGAATGATGCCTCAGAAGTTTTATCTGGCTCTATTGCGGAGTTTACTGATCTTCTATTAAAACTGGAATCTGACCAACTTCCGGGCCAAAGGAATAGAAGGTTTTCATTGGTTCAGGATTTAGCTAATTATACGGTGGTTCCTGAATGACTTTAGCGAGACAACTAGCAAAGACTTCTGTAGCTTCCCAGTATTTTCCATTTTCTGGTGGATTAAATATTATTACTCCGGCTCTCTCTTTAGAGCCGGGAGAATGTATTGCCGCTGATAACTTTGAAGTTGATATTCGTGGGCGCTATAGAAGGTTCGATGGATATGAGAGGGATGATGGTACTGGATTACCTTCTGCAATAGTTTATTACAGAATACCATATACCCTTGGTAGCGCAAAAGATTCTGTTTTTGATAGTGCATACGGTATAGCATTTGATCTTCAGATACCTCGCGTTGGTAGTACGGTAAAAGGAGAAACTAGCGGGGCTATAGGTCAGGTTCTAGTTGTAACTGTGGAACAGATAGTTACAGCGGCGGGAGCATTTATAGATAACGATGCTGAAGGATACATTTACTTTACTGTTACAAGCGGAACGCTTGAGGACGGAGAGACTATATTTTTTCTAAATACAGATAGCGCATTTGGCGCTTCATTCAATGTGGAGTTTGGCTAATGGGAACACCAACAGCTTTAAGAAAAGAAAGATCAGTTTTAACTGGTACTAGTTTTGCAAATAATACTACTGGTGCTATTACAGCCCAGATGGTTAGGCAGTTCGTGGAATCTGGTATGGGTGGATATGGAACTATAAAATCACCAGCGGGAACACCAGCAAGTCAGGCGGTAGCATCAACAGCAACAGCAACTATAGATTGGAATGCTGATTCAGTTGGGGCTAATGGGCCTGATGATACAGGAAGCGTAACGTCTACAACCGTAGGAACAGATGCAGATTTTGCTAATGATAGGATCAGGATATATGACAAAGGATTCTTCATGGTTAATCTGGGCATTAGTTTCGCACAGACTGGAACAGATACAGTAATATGGACGTTCAGAATTGCAACTCAGGCAGACGCAGGTTCTGTGGTATACCCCGGCTATGATTGCGCGGTTCAAAGAGTGGTGGCTACCTTAGAGAATATGGTGTCTGCTTCTGGAATAATTGATACTACAGGACATACCGACTATACAGATGTCCTTGCCCAAGTTAAGAACGGACATGCAAGTAACTCTGAGAATTTCCAAATGCATTATGGTCAGTTATCAGTCTTTAGGGTTGGATAATGGGGCTGTATGCAACGTGCCTTGCACATGGGCCTCCAGTTCTAAGGGATGCCACAGCCGATTCTACCCTAGTTACTGAACTGCAAGAACGTATTGAGGAAAAGAGGGAAACTATAACTGTAGTTCCCGGCGAGGGTAATGTTCTTGGTGTATGGGGATACTTAGGTAATCTCTATGCTTTCAGGAATAAAACAGGTAATGTTACGGCGGGTATGTATAAGGCCACAACTGCTGGCTGGACAGAGATAGACCTTGGTACAGCCTTGAATTTTGATGCCACTACAGGCAATGGTGAAATGGTTATAGGGTCTTTACTCACTGGCGCTGGTGGCGCTCAAGGAACTATAACAGGTCTTACATACTACGGTAACTGGGATGTTGGTGCGGAAGGGACTGTAGTTCTTTCAGATGTAACAGGAACTTTCGTTACCGATGAAACATTAAGTACTCCAACCATTTCTTTTGATGCTGGTACTGTAGAAATTTTGCAAGGAGATACTATAACTGGTTCTACTTCCGGTGAAACTGCTGTAGTAAAGATTATCACTCTTGCGTCTGGAGGCTGGGCTACTGACGACGCGGCAGGTTTTCTATCCATAACTGGTAATACTGGTACGTGGACTGATGGTGAATCAATACTAGTTTATGGCGCGGCTAGGGCGGATGTGAACGGGGTGGCTGAACCATCATCAAAAACCTTAGCGTATGCTTACGGTACTCAATATGCACAAACACTCCAACCCGGAGGTACTTACGATTTTGTTAATTTCAACTTCGAGGGTGAAGAGGGAATACAAACTATGTATGGTGCTAATGGAATAGATAATGCGTTTGAATTCGATGGAACTAATTTCACAAAAATAAGAACAGGTATATCTTCTGATGACACTCCAAGTTATGTAGAGGCTTACAAGAATCATTTGTTCTTGGGCTATACAAATGGCTCTCTTATTAGTTCTGCGCTTCAATTGCCAACCATCATGAGCACAACGATGGGTTCCACAGAACTTATAGTTGGAGAAGGCGTTACTGGATTAAATGTTGAATCAAAAGACTCGCTGGCAGTATTCGCAAGAAACACTACTTACATTTTGTATGGAAAAAGTAGGGATGATTGGAATCTTACGACGTTCTATACTGGTTCTGGTGCGGTTGACGGCACAGTTCAAAAAATACATACGACTATATTCCTAGATGATAGGGGATTGACTTCACTGGGTTCGACTCTTAACTACGGTGATTTTAAACAATCCATTATCTCTGAAAAGGTTGATCCTTTAATACAGAAATATAAGGCTCGTATTAAGACCGCATTAAGAGTAAGAGAAAAGAATCAATATAGATTGTACTTTGATGATAAGACTGGCATTGCCATGACTTTTATTAATGGAAAGAATGAAGGGATACTTCCATTTACTATGCTGGATCAAATTATTTGCGCTTGTTCCACAGAAGATTCTAATGGAGACGAGGTTTTATATGGTGGATTCGATGACGGTTATGTTAGGAGATTAGACTCTGGAACTTCATATGATGGAGGTTCAGTAGCCGCATTTGTCAGACTTGCTTATTTTCATTATGGAACACCGCAACTCAAGAAGAGATTCAGAGAGATTCTCCTTGAATTGGCGGCTGATACAAGTACTACACTAAATATATACCCAGACTTTAACTATGGGGATGCAACTGTTCCAACGGCAACTGTCTATGATATTACAGTAACCGACGATGAATGGAATGTAGATGATGTGAGTAATCCTAATTTAGGAATAGCAGTAGTTGATAAAGCTAGGGCGCGAATACAAGGTGTTGGAGAAAACATGGGAATCCTTATTAAAAATACATCTATATACGACAAACCAGTTACGTTGCAGGGTGCTGTAGTTCAGTATTCCGACAGGGGGTTGAAGCGATGATGCAGGGGGAATGTAATGGCTAATATCAGTTGGTCGGAATATGTAGATAGATACGCAGATTTAGGAAACGTATGGAAACAAATTGAGAATAAAACAGCGGGAGATCAGTATAATTACTGGAGTAGTGTCCTTGGGGCTAATCCAACAAAGGAACAGTTTGGACAATATCACTGGGAAAAAGAAGGGGGGAGCACAGGAACTTACGGTGGTCGAGCACGTTCAATAGCTAGGGATTGGACTCCTACAGATACAAGTACTGTTATTACCGTCAATACTAATACAGACCCTACTACTGGGCAGGGAGTAGGGCATGGTGTAACGCCGCCAACTAATACGTATACGTCGCCGGGTACTTATCAAGGAGTTGATGATTATGTATCTCCTGACAAGATAGTCACTCCAGATGCAGAGGAAAGGCCAGATTAT